CATCCCTATTGAATTTATGCATCAGGGTCAATAGGCGTAGCAGCACTCTCGTCAGGCGCAGTAGCAAAGAATGGAGGTTCAGTTTCCTGAGCAGTTACTGTTAAAGTAAATCCACTCAAGTCGCCCATAGCAGCACCAGTTACGATAGTACCACCAGTTACCTCAGCACCGTGTTCTTTACCAATCAACAAGTAATCTCCGTTGTAGGTTTCAACAACATAGTGCGCACGACCAGCGTTAAGTAATTTTAATTCTTGCTGAGTTTCAACATCCAAGTAAGTGAATGTCAAGTTCAAGGTACTTTCATAGAAAGTAGTTCCGTTCTCTCTTGATGAGGTAACAGAAGTTTCAAGGGAAGAATTACCTTTAATCTCAAACTTAAAGAATTCCGCAGAACCATCGGTAGGTAGTGTTACCGAACTTAGACCGGTCGTTAGGTCAGCGATAGTTGAGCTATAGTCAAGAATGAAAACATTCTTTAAGCCACCTACTGAATTCTTGCAAGGGAGAGTTCTTCCTTTTGTAATTGCACAAGCCATATTTTTATTTTATTAAAAAAGGGTAGGTAGGCACTCGGCTCACCCACCCCCTTTTACGTTAGACAATTTATTTATTAAGCAAGAGTTTGCAATACAAGGTCGCTACCGATACCATATTGTACACCAGCAGTAAATCTCATAATTACTCTTACGTTTTGGCTACCATCAAGGTCAGCCATATCAAGTACCTTAACTTCGTTATGGTCAGACAATAGTCCAGTACCAAAGTAGATGTTAGAAGCCTCACCAGCTACGATGTGGTCAGAAGGCATACCAGGCGCATGTTGGATTTTGATACCTTCAAAAGAAAGCGCATTACCCATATTGTACCATTGTTGTCCTTTTGCATCATAACCAGCAGCACCTTGTCCACCAGAAGCAAATCCACCTAACGCACGAACATAAGCCTGAAGGGCAACAGTAGGTACATAGATAGTTAAATCTTCTTTTCCGTAAACAGCAGCAGGAATTGAATCAACTACATTTCCAAGCAAAGTTACGATGTTGCTTGAAGTGTAGGAAGTTTCAGAACCGTTAGCAGCGTCATTTACATCAGAGTCAGCAGCCATAAGTACAGTCAAACCATCAAATTCTCCAGCGTTGGCGTTTACACCACCCCAGATGTTTTGCTCAGTTTTCTCAGCTACTTTAGCAGCAACATGACCCAACAAGAAGTCAGAGAAAGAAGAAGGTAGTTCATCAAAGGCAGAATAGCCCATTTGAACAGCTTCCCAATCGCTACGGAAATCCTTCTTACAAAGCTCAAGGTTTACTTGGAACTCCTCAGGTTGAAGGATGCGCTCAGTCAAGGTCAAAGCGTTAGAAGTTTCGCTAAAGTCGCAGCTTCCATCGGCAACAATACCAGTAGAGGCAACTTTCTTTACAACTTCTTTGAATTTAACATTAGGCTTAATAGTGATTGCACCATCAGCCAAAGTTTTACCGCTTAATAGAGCAGCAGAGATATATTTCCCAGCAAACTCACCAGCGTAAGTTGAAGTGATACTGGCAACAGAGCCAGTCAAGTTTACATTGTGATTACTCATTTTATTTAGATTAATTTAGAAAATACTCGGTTAATTGTTGAACTTGGGCGGTTCTGCGCAAAGCGTACCATTTCCTTTTGTTCTTGTTTTTGGTTTGGTGCGTGGCTGATTGGCTCGGCTGCTGGTTCAGCAGATAGCTTTTCAATTTGCGCACTCAATTCAGCTTTTTCAGCTTCATACATTTCTTTTTCTTTTCCCATATCGCCTTTCACAGATTCAATTAAGTCTGTAAGTTCAGCGATTTTAGAATCGAACTCATCACGAGAAACGTAATTGTCCTCGTCTAATTCTTCTGCTTCTTCTTCTACTTCCTCCTCAGCAAGTTCTTCGGAAACTTCGTCTGTGGTTTCCTCAGTAGAATCTTCAGCAAGTTCAGTAGCTTCTTCTTCGGCTACTTCTTCTACTTCTTCAGACAATTCAACTTCTTCCTTGACCTCAACCTCAGCAGATACTTCTTCAGCGACAACTTCTACGTTATCTACTTCTTCTTGTACTTCCTCAGCGTTAATCATAGAAAGTTTTTGCATAATGTCTTTCAGAATGTCAGTTGCTTTACCTTCCATAATAATAGTTTAACTTTAAAGTATATAATAATAATAAATAAAAATATTCTTGTTAGATTTTGAATCCCAAATGTTAT